TACCTTTGGGGGCATTGTCCAGCACATCTTCCAGCATAGCTTCATAGGTCATTGCTTCAAACATTGGTTATCACCTCCTCGACTTCAATTTCTCCGTAGATGGTATCCGCGCGGAAAAAGATATGGGCGGCATCGCCCTCAAAGCGGAAAGAGAAGTCCCGGACTTCCAGGATCCGGGTGTCGGGTTTTAAGCAGTCCCGGACAAAACCCTCTGTTGCCGCTTCGATGTACTCAGGCGTGGCATCCTTTGCGATGATCGCCTCCTCAATCTCGCTGCCGTACTGATTGTCATAAATAAGGCAACGGAAACGGGGGGTAATAATCGCTTTATGGATAGCCTGTTCGACTGCTGCCAGCCCGTCAACTTTTCCCACGATGCGTCCAGCTTCCAGATCAAGGCGATAGGTCAAGGATGGCTTTTCTTGTGCCTCCTCTACGGTGGCAAATGCCAGGGGAATAAATACTTGATTTTCCATGATCTCACACCCTATCTAGTACATAGTATTTTTTGCCGCCCTGGAGGGCCAAAAGGTGAACCTTATCTCCAGTGCGTAGTGCGTTGTGGATCGTCACAGTCCCGGAAAGGGTGAACGAATCCAAATTGTGCTTGTGGCTGGGATCTCCGGCCCACTTCGTTGGGATTGCAGTGGAACGGGCTGCGTCATAGCCCAAGGTGCAACCCGCCGTGTAGTTGGTCAGGTGCTTAGGGACTATGGCGCTGGTAGCCGTGATAATCAGTTTGCTATCGTTGGTAGCCTGGATCTTGAGGGGATTTGTGGAAATGACCGTACCCTGCAGCATTTCAGAATCCACCAGGGCCGCGCCCTGGAACATAGCCTTGAGGCTGGTGTAATGCTGTTGGGTGCCGCCGCCGGAGCCGGACGAATACTCATCCTTGATATCCGTTGCGTAGGTCAGTTTCAGGCTCATGGTGTGCTTATTGCCTTGGAATGTGTGGGTATCCTGATCGACATAGAATGTTCGGGACAGGCCCAGGTGGGGAATGACAATAAACACGCCGATGCCGGAAATAACATCCGGCAAACCCAGGGCATCCACAGACAGCACACGGGAGGGGGTGCTGATCTCATCCATGATGCTTTTGCACAGCTCCCGGATCTGCGCGTCCGTGAGGGTTTCGTCCAGGGTTTCTACCTCCTGCATAATGCCGATCTTGCTTTCAAGGTCAGCGTTCCGGCTTTCAGCCAGTACGGTTCCCTCATCAGACAAAAGGCGCAGGCGGGTTCTCACATCCTCGATAGACTTTTCATAGGAGTAGGAGGTCAGGTTCTGCCCGACCTCCAACACCCATTGCAAAAGGTTTTCGCGGCGGGTTATCAGGCTCAGCTCACCTTTGCTGGAGGTCACATAATGCCGGATGCCGGTAGCATCATACTCCAGGCTGAGGGCATCACAGATCGCGTCAAAGCCGGAGGTTTTCTTTTTGGTCAACTCCGGGATGCGGTAATGTGTCGCAGCAACAGTACCGATCTTGAAATTGAACCGGGCGCAAACATCCCGGAAGATCTCGGAAGCCGTCTTATCCGTATAGCAGAATGTGTCCTTGTTGTTGGCAAGGTAGATCCCGCAGTCATAGGCAGTAAAGGACATGATCTTATCGTGCTTCTGTGCGGTTTTCATAACGGTTCCCCGGAAGATCTCCTTGCCGTCATAGTTAAGCAGGCATTGATAGCCCTTTTCAACATCAATCCCGGAACGGGCATGCTGGTACCCGTCATCGTCCAGGATCCTTGCTACCAGGCTCCGGGCAGAGCTGCCCTTGCGCCCTTTCCATGTGATCTTTTCAACTAGGGATGTAATATCGTGTGCGGTACCGGCGGCGCTAACGATAATCAGTGTGTATTTGCTCATCGCAGCGCCTCCTTACGCATCAGGAATTGTCAGCACCTGGCCTGTGTAAATCAGGTTCGGGTTTTTGATCTTATCCTTGTTGGCGTTATAGATCTTCATGTATTTAGCGCCGTTGCCGTAGAACTTCTTTGCGATGTTCCACAGGCAATCGCCGCGCTTGACGGTGTAGGTCTTGGGGGTGACGGTGTTATCCACGCGGGGCGGGGCCGGTTTCGGCACCTCAGCCTTGGGCGGTTCTGTCGGGGTCTTGGGGATCGTGACCTTTACCTGACGGATCGTGGTAGCCCGGTACTCCTTGAGCTTCAAAGAATACTCATAGGTACCTACATCGCCGCCGCTCTCGGAGTGGGGGAAGTCCTCAATGGTGCAGTACATATCAACGCCGCACTGGGTAGCAATCAGGTGTACGGGCTTGTCGCTGGCCTGCCACGCCTTGATTTTCTTGATAATGGAAATAGGCGCGGTAGGGTTGCGGGTCTTGCAGCCCGGAAAATAGGTGGCAGGAAAAAAGCTGGAGAAATTGATCTGCAGAGCGGGCCGGCCCTGCATGATCGTAATTTCTCCTAGGCCTACAATGTCCACGCTATCGTGATTGGAGCCACATTTCACGCTGAATGTACTAGGGTTGACGGGAAGCATCAGCTTTTCCTTTTCCCCGTTGGCTGTCAGCCAGATTTGGTAATCAGTAGTCATAGCTGCTATCTCCCTCCTCAAAGACTTCCTCCTGCACGATACTCAGCAGTACCGGCTTGAGGTTGGTGTACATCAGCTCCACGATCTCATCCTTGGAGGCTCCAGCACCGGCGGCAATGGAGCCGCTGCCGGCGATCTCAAGGCGAATGATCTTTTCCTGGGTCTGATTATTCCCGGTGCCGGAACTCTGTTCCTGCGTTGTCTGCGGGGCGCTCAGTACGCCTCCAGCTTCAACAATACCGCGGGTATTTGCATACCGGGAAAGGGCCGTGACAAACTCATCCGCAAAGGAGACAGAGGTAATACCGTTCATGCCGTTTACAGCCTCAATAATGCGGTCTGTTTCGGTAGTGGGGAATACGGTTGCGCCCTCATGTCCGACAATCAGCTCAGGGCCTTCCTCACCGGCCATGAATACATCCTCTGCATAGGTGGTGCCGTCAGCGTGACCAGGCACGGAGCCGTTTACGCCAACATTGATTGTGGTGTTTGCGGATCTTAGGGCAGCAGAAACAGCGTTTGCGACTTGCTGAGCGGCGCTGACCGCAGAAGTTTTGCTTGCCAGAATAGCATCCGCATAGGCCTGGATCGTGGCCTTAGCCGCAGCGTCTGCCTCTGTGTCAAGGTTCAGCTTCGTAACGGTATCATTCATTTTTTCCGTGAGCCTGTCCATTTCGCTGCTAAAGTTAGTTACCCAGTCAGCGGTAGTGTTGGCAATCTCCTCCCGCTTAGCGGAAACATCGGCCATGGTGTTTGCAAGGTCTGTGATGGCTTCGGTGTTGCCCTCCTCCACGCTCTTGACCATGCTTGCGGCAAGGCCGGCGGCTTCTGCGCTGCCGTCCTGGACATAAGCCATCATCGCGTCATAGTTTTCCTGGGTGATGCCCAACTGTTCCGCGGTGAGGTTTTTGAGCGTTTCGATATTTGCGGCATAGGTGTTCCAGTATTCGAGCTGGGAATTAAGGGCCTCCTGCGCGTTCTCCACAGTGGAATTCATGTACTCCTCAGACTTGGTAGAGGCTTCATCAAAGAGGCCGAACTGCCCCTCATAGCTTTCCAGCGCTGCGTTGTACACCTCGCCGTATGCCTCGACCAGCTTTTCCATGTCCTCCTTGACAGTGGCGAAAGCAGCGGTAGCCGCATCCTCCCAGGAGATCGTTGCCTCCTCATTCTCCTCCATGGCATCGGAGGCGATGCCCCATTCTTCCTCGATCTCGCGCATGCGGGCCGTGGTGTCATCAAGGGCAGCCTGCAGACCGTTCTGCTTTTCGGTGAGGGTGTCAAGGTTTCCCTTTGCATCATCCCACGCTCCAGCACTGCCGGTAAACAGGGCCATCATAGCGCCGTAATCGCCCCACTTATTGAGATCGTTTTGATAGTCTGCATTTGCAGCATTGAAACGCTTTTGAGCTGCGGTCACTTCATCGGTTGCAGCGGCAAGTTGTTCTTCCTCCGTGGCCTGCTGCTGGATCAGTTGCACATACTCATCGTACATTTCCTGCTGGCGGGCGCGTTCAGCTTCGGCCTTTGCCATTTCCTTGATATTGGCGATCACGCCATCCTGATTGAGGATCAGGTCGGAATAGGTCAAATTCAAACCATCAACGGAGCCGTTCAGCTCATCAATGATTGCCTGCATAGCACCTTGAGAATCAGCGGATTTGTATGTACCGTCCGCAAGATCACTCAGCTTTTGAATAAGGGCAAATGTGGAAGCTTCGCTGTTATCAAGGGATTTGTTGTTCTCCTCGAAACTGGATACCATGTCAGTATGTGCATCGATCACATCCTGGCACTCTGCAGCAAATTCCTCAATGGTCTGCCGGTTCGCCTCAAAAGATGCGCTCAGCTCATCCACCTGGTACTTGAGCCGGGACGCTTCCTCGGAGGTTTCACCATAAGTGGCGCAGGCATCCTCATAGGCGGCCTGCATATCCTGCAGCTCATAGTATTGCTCCCTGGTAGCAGCGGTCATGTCGGCGGTTTCATCCTCAGCCTTTTCCCACATAAGGGCCAGGGCTGTGCCTGCTGCAACAACGCCGGACAGGGCAAGAGATACCCAACCGATGGGGCCTAGTGCTGTGTTGAGCGCGGTGCCAAAGGACACCAGGGCCGGGATCGCGGAAGATGTAGCAAAGGCTACGCCGGCAATACCAACCACCACAACGCCCAGGCCTACACCAACAGCGGTGATCGCTTTTGCAACGCCGGGGTGTTCCTGCAGATAGTCACCGGCGCTCTTTGCAAACCCTGCAAGGGTTTCAGAGGCGCTGGTAATGGCCGGGGACACAGCATTGGAAAACGCCGTTTCCAGAGAATTTCCGGCCTCTGTCCATTGATCCTTAAGAGATTTGGCATCGTCAGTCACAACGCTCAGCGCATCGTGCATTTTGATGGTGCCGCCCTCCACATTCCCCAGGACGGGGAGAATGTTTGCTTCCAGATCCTCATACATGGTGCCGAACAGGGCAACGGCTGCCGTGTTCTTTGCCATGGGATCATCCAGGCTGTTCAGCGCATTAACAACGGTGAAAAAGGCCTCGCTTGCCGTATCTCCACCCGCTGCAAACTTGGCGGCCATTTCCTCTGCATCAAGGCCCAGCATTTCAAAGGCCTGCGCGCTGGTTTCGCTGCCGTCTTTGGCTCGGATGTTGAATTCCTTAACAGCGTCACCAACTTTGTCCACAGAGAATACGCCGGCCTCTGCGCCGTCAATCAGACTGGACATAAATTCCTCTGCAGATAAGCCCAGGGCAGAATAGTGAGCGGAGTATTCATTCAGAACATCCAAAAGATCTCCGTTCTTATCCGCGCCGCTCTGCGCGCCAATGGTGATGAGGTTGTAGGCCTCCTCGGCGGTTAGGCCAAAGTTTTTCATCAAGGAACTGGCGGTTCTCGCAGATTGGGACACTTCATAACCCAGGGTATCTTCCAGGGCAAGGCCGTACTGCGTGGCGCGTTCCAGCTCCTCGCCCACAAGCCCGGTAGCCTTTTTAACAGAGGACATAGACGCGGCAACCTGATCCAGGCTCTCCGCGTGGGAGGAAGAAAACACCCGCTCAGCACTAGCCATCAGTGCGTCCAGCTCATCGCCGGTTGCGCCGGTGGATGCTACGATGGTTTTCTTTGCCTCGGAGAAAGAATCCGCAAGCTCATAGACAGCCTCCGCAGTTTCTTTCACCATGACGGTAATGCCGGCAGCGGCCAGGGCCTCAGCAATGCCCTCAACCGCATCCTTGCCGGACTTCTCAGCTTCCTCAGCAGCCTCAGCGCCCTCCTCGGTGGCTTTTGCAAGCTCATCCGTTGCGTTGGCTGCCTTTTCGTTAGCAGCGGCCAGGGCCTCGGCAGCATGGCCGGCCCGCTCAGCGGCGGCCTCCAGCTCCCTAGTGTCCTGAGTGCCAGAATCCATAACGCGGTTATAGTGTTCTGTGGCCTGCTGCGCCTCATCCATGGCGGCAGCTAACTCCTCCATGGCGCTTTCCGCGTTTTCGCTTGCGCGGGTGAGGTTCTGCTGTGCTTCGGAGGTATCGCCTCCGGCATCCGTCAATGCCCGCATGACCTTTTCTGCATGCTGCTGGGCGGTGGTGAGGTTCTTTTGGGAGGCAGCGCCGCTCTCAAGGGACGCTTCCAGTTGCTTAGCGGATTTACCACACAGGGCCATAGCAGCCTCAAGCTCATCCATGGCGCTAGAGGATTTGAGGCCCATATCCACAAGCTCCTGCGTGGAGTAGGTAGCCTCAAGCAAGCCCTGGTCATAATGCTCCAGCGCATCCGTCCAGTGATCCGTCTGCTGTGCGGCATCGGAAATGGAAGCGGCAACACCGTCAATACTTGTGACAGCACCGCCAGCGCCGGAGGAAACACCGTTCACTGCGGAATTGATAGCGTTTTCAGCCCGTTCAAAGTTATCAACCATACGGTCACCACTCTGGCCGATGGCATCAAGTTTGCTGCTCATTTCGTCTATCATCCGAAATTTCGCGGTTAAATCTGCCAATGGGTTCACCTCCTCATGTTACTTACTTTTCCCGCAAGGGTGTTCTGCTGCGTATTGCTCGGACGCAATGTAGAATAACTGCCGCTCCCTGGGCATATCGGCAAAGTCCTCCATTCGGAGGCCGTGCCTCTGCCACAGGAGATGCGCCCACCACTCTACGCTACCCTCGCGGGAGATCAGTTTTTTGCATCGTTCAGCGTATCTTCGTCATTGGTTTCCGGTTCGGAGCCAGGACCAAGGCCCAGGGCAGCCATAACGATTTTGGTAACATGGGAGAACTCATCAGCGCGGGAGAATACCAGCGCGGGCATTTCCGTAATATCGTGGCAGTTGTAGTGAGCCATCAGATCGGGATCTTTCAGGTTCGGGTACTGCAGGGCCTCCACGATCATGTGGGCGGCAGCACGATTTGCGTCACGCTCGGTTTTCCACACAACCTCACCGTTCATAACCAGGGGGTTGCCCTTTTTGTCGGTGGCGATGGAACGCTTGCGGTAGGCGTTATTGATCTTCGTGATCGCGGACTGGGACAGTACCTTGATCTCAAATTCAATAACCTTGCCATCATCATCCACAAAGGTTGCGGGGCCGGGTGCGGTGACTACCTCCGGCTCAGCGGAACGCATAAAAAATTTCAGGTCTTTCTTAGCCATAGTTCATAGCTCCTTTATACAAAAAATGAGAAAGCCCGCGCCGGGGATCCGGGCGGGCTTTCATAGTGTGAATTAGTGACGCTTAGACGATATCCTTAGCGTTGAAGCTGATCGCATCGTCCACAACCTCGCCGTTGCTGTCCAGCGCGGTGAGGGGGAGTGCGCCGGTCAGAACGCAGCCTACGGCGGTCACGGTGTAGGCACCGTTATCCGCAAAGTAGTCACTGTTCTGATCGTTCATAATGCCCTGGATGGTCAGCTCAGGGGTCTTGCCGGACTTCTTGTACTCGGCAATCTTATCAGCCAGCCAGGGAGTGGAACGGCGGCGGGTCATGGTGCCGGTGATATCGTAACCCAGCCAGCGGGAGCTGTTGGTACGCTCACCCAGCGTCTTGCCAGACCATACGGTAGGGGTAAACTGGATCGTGCAGGACACGGCATCCAGCACCTCTACGCCGTCAATCAAAACCTTGCCCTCTTTCAGGGAAATGGGGGACTTGTTATACTGCATAGCACTCATTGCGTTTTACCTCCTTAACGGGTAGATACGGTGAAGTACAGCTTTTCAGCAGAATCCACCGCCTGAATACCGACATTGAAGAAAGTCTGATCGCCCTTGGACAGCTCACGATCAACCTTGAAATCGTTATCGTAGTCGATATTCTGAATTGCGCCATCGCCGCCATCGGCGCGGGGGCCGAACTGCTTGTGGATCGTGCGGCCAATGCCCTCCATAGCCTGCCAGCCGTCCTCGTTGTTATCAAAACGATTGGGAGGGAAGTTGAGCTGCAGGGCTTTCAGATACTCATTGTACACACGCATAACGCGGTTCTTCTTGTAGGAAGCATCGCGATCCTTGGTCAGGGTCACAAGGCTGTTGATATCGTACTCGATAACAACATTGCCGGCCTCGGAAACAGAGAAGAACAGCTCACCGGCATTGATTGCAGCAACGGCCTGTTCGTGGGTCTTTACGCCCACAACGCCGGTTGCGCCGTCAACGGTGCGGTAGGTGTTGCTGGTGGTCTTGCTTGCGCCGGCGGTTACACCGGCAACAAAAGCGCAGGCCTGGGTAGCATCCAGCTCAATGTCACCCAGGGCATAGCCGTTGGTGACATTGATAATGCCCTCATAGTCTGCAGCAAAGTTGGGAGCCACAGCCTGGATAGGCTTGCCCACCTTTTCGATGAGGTACTTGATCTTCGTCTTGAGGGAAGCATGCAGATCCTCATCCGCGAACGGGAAGCACAGCACATCAAAGGACTGGCCCTCTGCGCCGTCCAGGAAGTCGGTAATATCGCCGTTGGTGTTGGCGGCATCTTCGCCGCCTGCCAGGGTGATACCAGCAACTGCGGCCAGCGCGCCCTCGCCTGCAGCAAAGGTGATGTACTGGCTGCCTGCCAGGGCCGCAGCGTCAGCCACACCCTCGAACAGCTCCACCTTAGCGCCGTCCAGGGAAACTTCCACATCAAAGCCGCCCGCAGGGTTGGCAATGACAGCATAGGCCAGAGCATTGCCGCGGGTACCCTTGTACTTTGCGGTGGCGCTCAGACCGGCGCTCTTGCCGGTAGCAGCAGTCTTGCCCTCAGCCAGGACATAGACGATCACAGAGCTTGCGCCCTTGAAAGCCTCCCGGATCTGCAGCATGGCCTTGTGGTTGTCATAGATGCTGTGGCCCAGCTCGGCGCGGGCCGCGTCAGGTGCCGCAGCAGTCAGAGTGATAAACTTCTTTGCAGGGCCGTAGTCGGTGCCTGCAAGGGGCAGAATAACCACGCCACGGGTGCTGCCCGCAATGGTATTCTGCTGGGTGCCAACAAAATTGACATAGGTACCGGGACGAACCGAGCCGGTACCCTTTTCAAAAGTGCCGCTTGCCATAGGTTACTTTACCTCCTTGTTTTTCCACACTTTGATAGTGTTTTTGATTTCCTCAATGGTGTATTCACCATCGGGGAGCTTTGCCGTAGCACCCGCAAAGGTGCTGGTGGACACGCCGAAAATCTTAACGGCATTGTCCCGCAGCCTGCTAAGCTGGTACTTTACGGCGGGGGTTTCTGCGGCGGTGGGAGCCGCATTTGTTTTTGCCATATCTAAATACCTCCTTATGGCTAAAAATCATTCTGAGGCAAGGTGCGGGGCGCTCACCCCGCACCATCAGAGAGATACTTTGCTACTGCCGCTTGCACGGCTGCCTCATCGGGGCTTTTCAGAAAAGCCTCCACTTCGTAGCTCTGCATCTTTTCCACTTGCTCTGCATCGTAGGGCCTCCGGCTCACAAACGATAAGGCAAGCTGATACACCCCAGTATCAAGAGGCTTAATAGAGGGGTTATTCACACGCAGGCCCCTCCCGGCATATTCGCCGTTTTCCTTAATGAGGGGAATGAGGCACCTGCGGCCCATAATGGCAGTCAGCGCGGCTTGGGCAAGCCGATATGCGTCCTCGGAGGTCTTGTGGTGGAATGTGATGTACCACGCGTACTCCATGCGGTAGGTTCTAAATGTTTCCCCGCCGGTGTTGATCTCCGGGGAGGGAAAATAGACAGCCGGCACGATGAAGCTTTCCGGGACGGAATAGTAATACGGGTTTGGATTGCCTGCGCTATCAAGCACAAAGCGGATCACACTTGCAATTTCCTGTTCAAGCATCGTCTGCCTCCTATGTGAAATATCGGTCAAGCCATTCCTGGAGCTTAGCATCCAGGAGGGATGGGAGCATGGCATCCAGGATCCGCAGCGCGGCCTCCCAGTAATGCGCTCCCGGTACCCACTGTTGTTTCAGGAGCATGCCGCCCTCAGCGTTGGGATCGTAGGTGAAACTGTCACCATCCCAAAAGCCAGGAATAAAGCGTTGCTTCTGTCCCTTTTTGACCGTCCAGTGGCCGTCATTGACATATCCTGCATATTTGACGCTGGTACCCACCTCAAGGGTGAGGCCACCATCGCTGATGATCCACACATTGCTTTCACTGTCTTTGTGAAAGCTGTTCAGTAATAGGCGCGTATCCATGACTTTGCGCCTTATGATTTCGTCCTCAAGAATTCTAAGGAACTCTTGGCCTAGCGCCTCTAGGTACTGTTCGCACTCCTTTTTGAACTCACCGCGGGCAGCGTTTTTGCACCTGGAGAAAAAATCGCGGAACTCAGATAGCTCAAATGTAACCGCGGACATTACAGGGCCTTTTGCACATCCGTCCGTTTAATATAAACGAAAATGTGGTGGTCTCGAATGTTCCGCGGGATCTCTGCCGTGTAGGCGTAGCCCGTTTTGCAATCCACGATTTTGTCATTCAGGCGAACATCCGCGCCGGCGGGCAAGGTCAGTTTGGTTCGCGCGTTCAGATCATTTTGCGGCTGCTGCTGGACAATGGTAACACTTTCACCGCGTACCCCGAAATGGCAATCCTGGGCCGCGATATCCGGGACC